ACTCTATTAAGAGTGTGGAAGCTAAAAAAAATTTGACCGTGAAAAAAAGGTTGAAATTTCCTGGTTGAAAAAAAGTTTCCATGAATTGATCCACTATTGGGCGACCCGACTTCGTTGATGTTCGGGAAGCACTGTTGGACGAGACGATGCCGAGAAACGGAAAGGGGGACGATGGCGTTCTCCCGTGAGGGAGGCCATTTGACGATTTCTTTACGTGTGGGGGAGGGTTTGTGAACCCATGACCGTGTTTCTGTGTCGGTTGATGTATGTCTGTTTGTGACTGTAGTGTATTGAATGATGCTACGCTCCTTCGCTACTTTGGTTCGGAGATCGAGAGGCACTGGAGTTTCCTCCAGTCCACCGCCTACCTACCCAAAGAGGAGGAGAAAGTTACCTATTTTGATTCTACTGAATTTAAAGGGAACTTGCGATTTGCTTTTGTGCACAGTGGTTAGTCCGAATAACCACGGGGCACTAATAACAAACCGACCGAAGATGATTCTACTGATTCTAAGTTAAAATTGATTCTACTGAAGTTAATAGGATAAAATTTGTATCCAATAGAGACTGGTTGAAGATTGTGCGAGTTGCTAGCTCTTAACATAATGACACCCCACTCATGAAAGAGTGCTGGCGGCCATGCATCCCGGACAATCTAATCTCCTAGATAACCGAAGTGATTCTACTTAATTTAACTTAAAATTAGGGACAATACAAAAGTACCGTTACGCATTACACATTGGTATAAAACCTCTTTTATCAGAGAGGGGAAAGGTTCCTGTGTGTACTACGTGTGGGTACAAGGTTTCGTTTGGACCGATGGGGATGACTGAAATGGGACCCTGCGTTTGATTACGAGGTTCCATCTGGGTCAATGGTGAATGATTCTAATGATGCTTGGCGAACACGCCAGGCATACATTAGCTCATAATGGGGAATGAAGATTGGGAAAGGGAGCTTACGAGTTGCTGACCAGATACGATCGCTAAGTTCATCGTAATATTCCCTGCCCCATGAAAACGCAAATCTAAGAGCATTATAAATGTTAACTTGCATCTGGTTTTCTACTGGTTCGGTTGTTGATAACCAGTTGAGAAGGCCTGCTATGATAGATTTCTCTGGGCAGGCAACCCACTGACCAATATCTAGGTCATATCTTGGGGTCATCTTCAGAAAACTTGATTCTGTGATGGTCTTCCAAACTAGTTTTGAATTTTTTTTATCGGTTGACGTAACCGTAATACCGTGGTCCGCATAGGATTGCTGGAACCATTCGGGAGTAAATATATCAATGAACTCCTCGCTAACTGATATTATGGCATCGTCACCTAACAAGAACATAGAAAAGATCGTAAAGAAAGATTCGGGAGAAGCTAAATGACTTTTTCTGTTTATGCAGTATGAGTAATATGAACAATATAACATAAGAAATATTACAACACTATTCTGCTGCGTGGTAGTTCTTTCACCACTGAGTGTTCCTCCTGTGTGTTCAAAACACACATCCTGGTAAACTATAACTGATTCGGATATTGCGTGGAATATCTTATCAATATTATCTAGGAAGTTAACAGGTGGGGTCTCACTACGCGCTTTATATGCTAAGCTATACAGCTCGCGGAGATAGGTGGCAAACCCCCTCTTAAGAAGTTTGGGAATACTGCCATCTAAGTTCTTGCAATCGAGTGTTATAATACGACTATGATTGTGAAGATGTGAAATCATCAGGTTATAATCAGATGTTTCTTGGTTGATAGCCCCTATCATCGGATACGAGCCAATTGGAGCCGATTGCACATTTGCAACCCAATAGCCGACAAGCTCATGTGTCAAAACCTGAATAGGTGTAGGCAACATGAAAACTGTACGGGTCTTGTTTTTGCCTATGGCAACCAGCTCGTCCTTGGCAAACGCTCCAACAATGGGTTTATCTATAGTGCCGTCTGACATATTTTGTTTAAGGTGTTTATAATCATCAATGAAACGATTACTCAATTGGAGAGTTCCAGTATTGTAGTCATAGTCAATGAGATCCTTTTTTCCTGATTTAACATTTCGCTGACAGTACGGCAAACCTGATGATTTCGTAAGATCTAATTTCTTAGATCCTATATGGGGAAAACCCAAAATAGATTCCACCATAGACAGTTGTCTAAGCTCAATCATGCGTAACTCTGGTTTACCAAAATGGTATTTAGCCAGATCCTTTGCGCACTTATTAATAAGCTTGGGATTCAAAACTGGTATAGTGTGATGGAACTTATTTAGGCCCTTCTCCATATAATGAGGGATATCTGGTTCTAACTGAACGATCTTTAGCCATGAATGATTATCCGAAAGATGGGCTGGCTCGATTGTGTTTTCTTCTACTTCCCCAAAAATAGGAGACTTAACATACTTAGATCGAGGAGGCGTATGTAATGGTGGAGACCACTGACCAACAACACTTTGACCACCCAGACGGGCCAATAATGGGGAAGGTGTTACTGAAGGAAGTATAGGATTCCGAAGGTCTATGCAGTCTGATTTGGAAAAGCAGTTCATCGTGGTCGCAATATCCTCACTTGTTATGGGGACTATGTGAGTTGTTATGGCCGATGAAGCACCGATCATACCAATAAACACTTTGTCACCAAAAGGAGAGTACGTATGGAGAACAAGTGATCCGCTCATGCCGAATACTATATTACGCGAATTGATGGTCTGAGCGAGAAAATAGCGATCATTTGAGACATGTTTAACTGCATCAACCGGTTCTTCGCCCGTATAGTCTACGAAACGAGTCTCATACTCACCATGTGTCATCAATGTTAGATCACCCATGGAAACTATGTTACACGATTTCTTGTTACGACTAACGGAAAGGCCTGGGATGGTCCCATTCTCAGCTGCTTGGAGGGTTTTACGTGTTATGAAACGATCCGTTATATTTTTAACACTACGAAAACCGGGGAGAGAAAAAAGAACTGCATCTTTCGAGAAAACTTTCTTTAAGTCTGATGGAGTGAGAACAAATTCCTGTTCGAATATCTTTCCGTCCAATACGCGAGAATGGTCACGTATGATAAATCTAAACTGTTTTAATGCCATGACAGGGAGAAAGGAATGGTGGTTTGCCATAAAGACAGTACCTGTTAAACCGACTGCAACAAAATTGTACAAATGTACTTCCGTCGCCGTCGGGACAGCTACAGAACAGCTAAAGATTGAGGTAGCTGCTGTGTCTATGTTATTACTGGCCTGTGTCCCAAACCCTGCTGTTGCTTGCACTTTAAGACTTTCGTGGGCAAATCGAGCTGTCGTGAGGCCTGGCTTCAGGATAGTTTTACCTGAATAAGCTGCTCTTGATGCCACCGGAACATACATCCCCATAGATGGTGTATCGTATAGTTGTTGTGCTGAGAATACCATAGTGATACCAAGACACACTGCTAAAACACAGTATGCTATCGCCAAACAATAGAGCATTGATGGGAACCACCTAGGAATCCGTCGGAAAAACATATCAGTCTTGAGTAGGACCTTTGTTAATAGTTCTGACCAGCGGCCCTGTTCTTTTACTACTGATTCTACATATGTTTCGAAGGTAGTTTGATTTTCTCTAGATATTGAATTCTGTGATACAAATTCTCTGATACTACTCATGTTTGGACATTCTCTCAAATCAAAAAGAAATTGTGCTATGGCTGAAAAGTCACCCATAGGATGGGCACGTGCTGGGACCAAACCGATATTCGTGATATACATCATCTGATTTTCCTTATTATACTGAAAAACACATCTCAAATCGTCGGGGTTTATCAAGATTGAGGATGACATGGAGTCACTAAAAAGCTCTTCACTAACCTGTTTTCTGGTGCATGATTCGATACGCATTATGTGCTCAAGTTCTTGGTTGTAGTCATCAAAGGACTCTATATGATCTGTTTTCATCGTCCAATAGCCATTAATTACAGCAGGTACATACGTTGGGCGGGATCTTGCTACTAACGTATTATATAGATCACTACCGTACTTGACTATCACAGCTCCTCTCTTGAATGCTGCCACAACTTCTTGTGACAGAGTTCCGAGATCTTCTGGTGACATATTGAATGGATCAAATGAGAATGATGATGGAGCACTTGCGGGTGATCGCATGAACCATGCTTCCGACACGGTTTCTCGACAAAGAGGGCAAGTCTTGTTCAAAACGAACCATCTACGGAGACATGACTCATGAAACATATGACCACACTCCAATGTCTCTGCACATGTTGTTATAGGCAGAAAACATACCCGGCAGTCCTGATCCGTATTTTCTCTAATACCGCGAACTCGTCGATCTGCTGACCGTCTAACAAGCTCATCAACCCCAATCGGAGCGGAAGTGCCTGTCAGACCTGGAGTGTTTCTAGCATCCTCAAAAATGTCATCAATATCTGCACTGGAAAACAAATGAGATGGTCCTGGTGTCTGCACATCTTCGCCCACACATGCAACTGACTCATCAAAGGTTGTTTGGTTATGAGCCATTGATGATATTCGCGCTATAAGTTTTCTGAAAGCATTTGGTGCGAGTGGGACTGACTGAAGATTGGATTTAAGGTATTGATCCAGTTTGATTGACACTGCGTTGTCTGATTTACGCAATATGTCTCTTGATTGGTTCAGGAGGATTTGGGCATGTTTCAGTATATCTGCATGTTTTGCACTAAGCTCACATGTGTGCAATGCAGTAATGGTATCACTGAACTGCTCGTATCTAGATCTGAATGAATATGCACCTTCCTCTATGCTGCGAACTTTTTCTTGGGCCACATGATTCTGGGCCAAATTTCGTGCCCATTCAGCAAGCTGGGTATATGTCAAATCTACCAGGTTTGGATGTAGTGGAACTTTGTTTATATCTGTTGCTACGAGAACTGTGAACTTAAGAGTGTTAAGATATTTATTTGTTGTGTTGTCTACCGGCTTATCTGTCTTCTCTGCATGAACTAGCCAGCTGCGTCTCCAGTAGGCTTCAGGGTTAAACATACCATCAAACTTCGGGAAAGGATTATTAGTATTTTTAATAACCAACTTCCACAAAATAGGACGATTCTTATCCTCCAAAGCCGCCGAAGCACCAACTATAGGTGTTTTAGTTTCTGCTTTTAATCGAGTGGCCATATTTTCGACATTGGACATAACATCTGCGTCATCATCTACTGCTACTTCTTGACCATAATAGCCATTCATGTGTGCCAAATCCCAGTTTATTGAGTAATACCCTGGGTGAAGGCTCATGGCTTCTGTGAGATCTTTCCGTAGTTCGTGAAGAACGTTTGTTTTGCCAATACCCGAGTCACCATATATACGAATACATAGGGGCTCGGGGCGTCCTGAAGCCATATGAGCACTTAAATGAGTGAACTGGTAAAAGGATAGCATGCGTTTGAGTGCCTCGTCAAAACCTGGTCTAAGAAGTGGGTCTATTTCTAGTCTACGTGTGTTGATAGTTAAGCCTGTTTCTATAAGGAAAAAGTAAACAAAAGCGTTAGCTGGATTTCTCATCACCACAGTGGGCCATATTCCCTTCTGGAAATATGAACAGTCTGTAACCCACTGGCCCACTTCTTTTTGGAACTTACGAAGTGGTGTATGGGAGGTAAAAACAGCCTTAGCTTCATCAAAGACGAATTTAATAGTGCTAACAATAACGGTAAACAACTTTGGAACTGCTGCTACACCCAAACTGATGAAGTTAAGATTTTTACAACAGCCTATAATCTTATTACCAATGCTGCCAATAGATAGATTTGGAAGGGAAAACCCTAGAAGAGTTGCCATAGAAACACCAAAAATACCCATTGCTGCCGGAACCATATTTCCTATCTGAGTGAAAAACCAACATATGAAGCCTGGACCCTGAGTCGTTTCTTGAGGTACTGGCTTTGATAGCTCCTCGTCCTCTTTCTTTATACGACTCTGGAGTTCTTCTTGACCGAGCTTCATACTATTAATATAGTCTCTAAAACCATCAGCCTGAGATGTCGAAGGCTATGGACCTACGCAAGCTATGGGGTTATCTGTGTCACCGCTTGAGAACATGCAATAATCACACCCCTTGCATACATAGTGCGCCAAACCTGTTGTTACTTTTGCGGTTATTTTCCATGCTACACCCAGCAACTCCGAGAGAAGAGAGAAGAGATCTGTGAAGAAAGTAGTGTCTACAAAAACTAAACCACTAAGAATAGTGAAAGATGTCATTGATCTATCGGACCTAATCCACATTAAATACGCCAAGACAACTCTGAGCGGAGATACCGTCTGAAAGATATCTCCAGGAGGACCTGGAATATGCAACATGGAGGCCAAATAATTGAGCACTGACACTATCTTATCCTTAATGAATCCGTCAATCATAGACGCCATATTTTTGAAAATAATCATACTGCTATCTGCAATACCGCGAACCTCTGGTGTCACTGTCTTATCTCCGAGAATTCTCAGTTTGACTGCACTAACTATATCATCCACTGTTTCTGATGCTATTTTTTTTGAGGAGGAGGAAGCGGCCTGCTTAACAGCACCTTTGACAAATGACTCACCGACACGCTCACCAATCTTAGTCGCTTTATTATCCATCCAGTTTGTCACACTATCTATCATCGTTGTGAACTGGACTTTTGCTTGGAGGAGATCCTCATTAGGCTGGGCCAAAGCAACAAATTGTGGTATAACATATGATAGGTCATAAAGTCTTGATGCGACCTTAATATCAATTGGAAGCTTCATCGCACGGAAGACACAGAGCTCGAGCTCAGAAAGGCTTGTCATCATACATTGATATGTACGAAAGGGGCTTCCTAACTTCGAATACTCTGTGTTAGCCTTAACAAAGCTACCTGTCTCGTATATCAGGGCCATGAATCGTTCTCTTTCTTCGTGGGATATGGTTTCTTTAATCATACTTATTTTGTCTGTCCAATTAGAAATTGTTGTATTAAAGTACATGTAATCAAAGATGTTTTTGACATACATAGGATCCAAAGTGTCCTCAAAAGACTCTAACACAGAATAAAGAGACTCATAGAAGTTACCTGTCGTGTGGAGATCACGTGCTAAGGCCATGGCAAAATGTGTTGCTTGGGCTTCCTTAGCATTATATGTTGAATTAATGTACGCATTCAATGAATTCTGGTACCATTCAATCATTTGCTTGGGGTATCTTCGAATATCTATATCTGGTATCTTAAAGTTCAGTCTAGTCCACTTTTGTTTTTTGTTGGTATCACAAATAACAAACGATTTCTGGTGGCTATTTAACAGTTGGTAGATTCCGAGTCTGTGCATCTTAACCAATGCGGCGATACTCTTAAACGCAGAGTCTGCATGCTTATACTCGTCTTGGATAACATCTACAAGGAACTGCTGGGGTTGGTCTAAGATTCTCTTATAGAGAGATCGCGTTGTGAACATAACCTCATCCTGATGGTCGGATATCTTCGCTCCTTTAAGAGGGTATACAGGCCTGTCCTCATAGATAAAAGGGACATAGATCGGTACCATGACTCCAAACCTGGAAAAGTACTGTTGGTTTTCCACATCTGAGAGTGGGAACATCTTGTCAAAAAACATTCTACGTGCAGATTCCACTAAAGGTGCTAAAAAATTAGTATCTTGACTATCACCATGTGCCATGGCATACAAACCCGCACAGAAAGCGGCTGTAATAGCCGCATCTGCATGAGTCTTGATATTCTTCTGAACAGCCCAAAAAGCCCGTTCTGCCGCATCACTGGTGACCTTGTCTGGTGTGGAAATCTCCTTGCCCAATACGTTGTACACAATATTTTTAGAGTCAACAAACATAATTGTGCCACAAGTAGGATAGAACTCTGAATCGAAAAGATTGTCCGAAATCTTTCTCATATCCATGAGCTCAAATCGTTCTTTAGGCTTCTTATACATTTGGATCTTAAGGGCTTTCTTGATCTCGAAAGATGGAAGGTTAGCTTGTATTTTGACTTTGTCCACTGGTGAAATTGTTTTTTTAATCTCTGGTTTGGTAACCATTTGACAGGGAATTATGGGATTCACTAATGGTGGGGGAGCAAGTGGGCTCTTCTTTGGTATAAAATCACTTGAAGTCTGTTTAACAACGGGCATTTTGTAAACTTTTACATTTATGCCTTTATGAACAAGCTCTTCCTGAATAGCGATTTTTACTACACTCCACGGTAGCTTATCTAATCCCGATCCTATGGTCGGCATAGCCAGATCTTTTGTGTTTTTCTCCTTGCACTCTGAGCATAGGGACTTGAGTGCTGTCTTTAAGTCTTGTATAGTTGGTTTATCAAAGAACTTAGCCTTTGTGACTAAATGTATATAGACTTTGCCATTGATTGGCGATGTGACCAGGCCTCCCACTAGGGGTTTCTGTCTGGCACACCTATCTATTTCATCACGGCCTATTCTCTGTCGAACCAAGTATGCAAAACCTTTCGACATTTTAAGGTCTTGGGATACACAGTGCACAACAATAAGAGGATCGGCCTCAAACAAATCCCCAATCACCTCACTATATGTGCCTGGTAAATGCCTTTCTGGTCTTTTCTTCTTCTCAACCTCGACAAAGGGTGAACTATCAAACTCGGGTGGTAGGGATCTTGAGGAACTCTCATCCAAGGTACTAGACTCAGTAGGGGGTACTGTCACTTGCTGAGTTACAGGACCTGGAGACACCTCATAAACACCAAGAGGACTTTTAATAATAAAGTCACATGATGTTTGGGTTGATGCGTCCACATATGATGTCATTTCTTCTGGGGGGTCCGGGAAAACGTCATCATCAGTAGTTTTGAGTACTGAGAGCGCTAGGTTGATGTTTCGTGCCAAGGTCTCCATGTATGCTATATGTACATCGAGGCTTTTCACGGCGGATACCAATATCTCTTTGTATCCTTCTTCCTCATTTTTTTTAGTTTCTTGAGTTTGAGAAACGTTGGCTGTGTTGCCGCAGATAAAATCTGCTGAGTTTGCGAGGGGGCTGTTTTGTTCAACGTTAGATGGGTTCATCTTTATTGATTTGCTCAGAATTTTTGGATTCTCGTCTGAACATGGAGAATTGGTTTGTTTGTTTTTACAGTTTGCCATAAAAATTTTTACGATTGACTAAGACACACCACCAATAAATGGATTTGGGCATTGCGCAAATGACCCTAGGTGTGAATTTTTTGATGACGACGGAATTGTGGTACATTAACCGACCCAGCCTGCTTCAGAGTCCGACTTAACAAGGGGGAAGGCAACAAACCACAACACTTTACAAAAATGATTACAATATATAAAGCGGATTAATGACATAATACTTACGAGGGTCTCTCCTGCTCTTATTGACGAAAGGATGGTAGAACGCAATAAAAGAACTATAGACCACATCAGAGTAATCAAAAACCGGAATAATATGCAAATTTCCAACTGATCCACCAAATGGTCCATCCATAAAGACACTAATCACATCCCATTTAAAAGCAGATAAAGCATCAGCATAGATTGCTTTCACTGCTTCCACTAAAGTACTGGGTGGTGTAAGAGTGGTGTCAAATAGATGGGCTGCCTGTGTGAAGTAGGCTGCTAATTGAGTGTAGAAATTTGACATATCATACGGTATAAGATTGCCGTGTCCCTCCGTATCAATAGTGACTGTGCGATTCAAACTCAGGTCCACAGATATGAAACCATGACTCTGAACCTGGGCGTAGGTAATAGGATTCCAAGAATCAAAAGGATCCAAGGAAAACACGCCGTTAGTCAAACTACTTAATTTCAACGAAGGAACAGTTCTAGTGATCTGCTTCATAGTAGATATCTTTAATCTTCCCGTCTGACCAGTATTGCTACCAATCAACAGAGAAACTTTAATATCACCTGAAGCATATCTGTGACAAAACCTCTCATAATCAGAATGTTTAAAATACGCTTTATCAGTGATGGTGAGTTTTGATCCATTCGGTCGTACTGGTTGTATAGGGTTCGTATAAGCGTACATAAGTCGCCTAAGACCCTGAGCTAGATCGACCTCAGGTTGGTCAAAAGGATCAAGGAAAGCCATGGGCAATGAAAGCGGTGAAATAACTATATTAAAAAGAGGAACATCGGCTGTTTCCTCTAAGGGAAAGGGTATATTGATAATATACCCAGAGTGATAATTACCAGTTGGAGAAGGGTAATTCACAGATGTTAAGGTCTTATTACTATCATGTGCTAAAGGTTGCACTAAGTCTGCTGTTGGGATGGTTTCAGTTGTGTTTTCTGACATTACACCATTGTTAAAGGTAAGGCTCGTGATAAAATTCCTGTCACGACAGGACGAATGTTGATTTTTACATATACGTTAATATCAAAACTACTAGGATGAATAGGCGTTAAAACTGGTTGAGTTAACATCACTGCACGAATTGATGTTTGCGGTTGATTAAATACGGGTGTGAGACTGACCCCCTCTAATGGAACTAGGGGAAGGTTCATATGGGGGATCTCAACCGGTATTTCCAGGACTGTATTTGCATCTGAAAATTCTGATTCAAAAGACGGGGAACTAAAAAAATCATTTGGTCCTGGGGTACCATTAAGAAGAAGATTTGAAAACGATTTATACCACCTAAGCCTAGTCGTAAAACCAGGAATAGCTATGCGCTCAAAATACAGAATAAAATCATAAAAACCATTGAGAGTAGATACATGCTGCAAAAAATTGTTAGGAATAGTCCCAACAGGGATACAACGAGGAAAGGTCATATCAAAAACAACGGTGTCTATAGGAGTCGTTGAGGAGATCGTGAAAGTTTTCAAAAAAATAGGAGTTGCGAGAGCATGGCTCATCAAAGGGCCACTGATATCCTGCTCCTCCATTGTTACATTTTCTAATTTACCGGTAATCGACAATGGCATTGACGAAGAGGTTGCGATATGGTCTATTTTAAGTGGTTGAGTTGTCATTATAATGAATCTAAATCATTCCACCAACACCAGAAGGCGATGGTGTTTGTACGTCTGGTGGTTGGGTTCCATTAACAGGATCCGTTAAAGAACCCGTCGAAGGATTTGGTGTTGGCAACAAAGGGGGTCGAGTGTTTGGATCTGATGAAAGACCACGGGAAGCCATCTCTGTCTCAAGGCCCATATGTCTCACGTCTGACACACCTGGCAAGGGTGTAGGAGGAGCTGTGGCGTTGAGGGGGTGGAGTGCATCACGTGGATTCACTATACCTTCATCCCATGTTGACATAGGTGATGTTCTTGGATCTATGGTACCGCCCGCATTTGAGCGAACAGTTGAGTTGACATCAGGCATATACTTATTTGCCATGGCATCTTTGTAGGCTGGGAGAGAACTAACCCCCCACCCAAGCAAAGACCCCATGGGGCCAAGCATAGATGTTAAAACATTCTGCATATTAGCAGTATCGTTAAGACCACTTTGCCGAGCTGCAGCTTTTGCCCCTTCAATGCTTTGCATATTGAGGTAAGCTCCATGAGCTCCAGACATGTTTGTCCGGTACTGATTATCTGCATCAAAGTTGCCTGAGTTTAAGTTGGACTGATTACCATACTGTCCAAGAGCACCTGCTGCTTGAGCTGCTGCTTCCACAGGGTCCTCTGCTGACGTTGACGAGCGGAGAATGTTTGGGCGGTTAACTGTATCTGAAGCTGGTGAGTTAAAATACTGTCTAATTGCTGCGATTGGTGGGGTAGAGGAAGACCTCTGTCCATATGGTAAAATATTTCCTGAGGATACGGGATCAAACGAAGGATGCTGAGTAAATCTAATCCTTAGTTCTACGTGGGTATATAGGGACAAACTCACTTATAAGAGTACGTATGTTTACCGGAAAAGTTTTAATAGTACTGTTAGTTGAAATAGTATTCTGTGTCAAAACGACCAGGACCTCAGACACCCAACTGTTAAGAGATGAGACGAAAGATTCACCTCCTACAGATGCGCTGTTTAGTTTCATAGGGACAGACCCAAGAGGAGAGTGAACGGGTATGTCTATTATCAGTGAACTAGCTTTGGATGGTGTTATAATCGTAGCTTGTTGTGCAAGAGCAATATTAATATTATTTTGGGGATCCGCAAAAAGACGTGTGTACAGAGAAGGCCTTGTAAAAACAAGGTGTTTGCCCACATACGCAGGACTCTCAGACCACTCCATTATAAAACGAACAGTTATTCTGGCACAGAGATAGCTATCACGAAATCTAAAATATGTCGCAGTGGAATATTTGGCTAGGAGATCCCAGACATATGAAATGTCAACAATTTGTTCGAAAGTTGTATCTGTTGATGAAAGGGTTATTGTTTGTGAAGTAATAGGTCTGTTTAACAACTGAAAAGGGGTAATAGCTTCTATCGTAGAAGGAAGACCAACAGGAATGTTCGACCGGGTATGAACATTCTCTTTAGTCTTAACAATTCGAATGAATTTAGGATAAGAATCCGTAAAGTTTACTGATTGGGTTTGTTTAACTGACAATGAAGAGTCCATTATGTTTAACGCTTAAGTTACCTTAAATGTGTGTAGAGTTTGGTTACTAAAACTAAATAAACTGGGGTTTTTCAAAGGGTTTTGTTTCAAGCTTCATCAAAATATGACCGTAACCATAAATTAATATATCTCATAAGAGTGCTTAACACAGAT